TCTCGGACGAAGAACTGGAACAGATGCTCGCGGACATCGAGGCGCCAGAGCCTGGCGGCGCGGTCGAGGGCGAGGACGATGTGTCCGATCCTCCGGCCGATCCGGTCTCGGAGCGCGGCGACCTCTGGATCCTCGGGGAGCATCGGCTGCTCTGCGGAGACAGCACTGACGCGGAAGACGTGCGCCGCCTGATGAACGGAGAGCGAGCGTCGCTCATCTTCACGTCCCCGCCCTACGGCCAGCAGCGCGACTATGGCGCGGCGAAGGAGAAGGTCAGCGATTGGGACAAGCTGATGCGCGGCGTCTTCGACGCGGCCATCGTGGGAGAGGATGCGCAACTGCTGGTGAACCTCGGCATGGTGCATCGTGAATCCGAGTGGCTCCCGTATTGGGATGCATGGATCGACTGGATGCGCGCGCAGGGCTGGCGGCGGTTCGGATGGTACGTGTGGGACCAGGGGCCGGGCTTGCCGGGAGATTGGAATGGCCGCCTCGCGCCATCGCACGAGTTCATCTTCCACTTCAACCGCCAGCCGCGCAGACCGAACAAGACGGTCGAGAGCAAGCACGCCGGCGAGACACTCGGAGGCGGAGGGCTGCGCGCCGCGGACGGCACCGTGAATGCAAAGACCGGCGCTGGCGACGCCATCCAGAGCCACCGCATTCCTGACAGCGTGGTGCGCGTCATGCGCCACAAAGGAGCCATCGCTGGCGGGGAGCATCCAGCAGTCTTCCCGGTCAAACTCGCGGAAGAAATGATCAAAGTGTGGAGCGCGGAGGACGATATCCTGTTCGAGCCTTTCAACGGATCCGGATCGCAGATGATCGCCGCGACGACGTTGGGTCGCGTCTGCTTCGGAATGGAGATTGACCCAGCTTATTGCGACGTCGCCGTGCGACGCTGGCAACTGGCATTCGGCGAGCCAGCCAGGCTCGAGAGCACTGGCGAGACATTCGAGCAGGTCGCTGCTCGGCGAGTGGAGGATGCAGCATGAAGCAGTCGCGGGTCATGTCGGCGGTCGAGTCCATGTCGAACGTCGCTGTCGGGTTCTTCGTGGCGGTCGCGGCGCAGGCGCTGGTCTTCCCGATCTTCGGGTTTCACGCCACGATGGGCGAGCACTTCGCCATGGGCGGGATGTTCACCGTGGTCTCGGTGGTTCGGTCCTACGCGCTGCGCCGCTTGTTCGAGGCCGTGCGCGTCAGCAGTGCCGCTGAACCCGAAACGGAAAAGACCGCGCAGAGCGCGGTCTCCTTCAGGTCACGCCGCGCTGGCGCAGATCAGGAGGAACCATCGTCCTTGATCCGGTAAACCCGCCCGCGCCCGGGCTCCGGATCGGCGTGGATGGTCAACCCGAGCCGCTTCTTCAGGGCTCCGGACATGGCACCGCGAGCGGTGTGTGGCTGCCATCCGGTGGCGGCGACGATCTCGCCCAGCGTGGCGCCCTCCTGCGCGCGCAGCATGGCGATCAGCGCCGCCTGCTTGGTGTCCGCGCGGAGCGGGCGCTGTGGGCGCGCTGTGGGCGCCTCGGGTGCCTCGGCGGGAGCGTCCACCAGACCGCCCGCAGTCGGCGCCTCGTCGGCGCCCGTGTGCGCGCTGTCGCCGCCATCCGGATCGGCGCCAATGGCGGCAAGGCCTGCGGCGGTGGCGACCAGCGTGACGCCGTGGCCGTCGCCGGTCTCGCGCCACATGGGTTCGCCATTGCGCAGGTCGGCATCGACTTCCTGCAGGAGGCCATTGGCAAGCATCGCGCGGACCACCGTGGTCGCGGCACCGCCGCGAAGGCTGGTCGGAAGCGGAAGGGCGATGTGCTCTGGCCGCTGGGCGGCGGCGTTGAGGATCGCGATCTGAGTGTCGGAAAGTTTGGTCATTCTCTTGGCCTCCTTCAAATGATGCCCGAGCGCTTGAGCGCGGCGTGTTCATGATCGACAACGCGGACGCCAGCTTCGACGCTGTCGCAGTCGCCGCTGCACAGCGCGCCGAGTCGCAGCGCGATCTCGACCAACTCGCGCTTCGACATGCTCCAAAGATGCCTCGCGGCAGGGTCCGCTGCGAAGCCGCCGAGCTTGTCCGCGAGAGTGATTGATTTCTCGATGTGGATGCTCATTCCGCGTGCTCTCCTTCGCCGAAAAGGAAATCGGTGATCTTCCGGAGGTCGTCGGCGACGCTGCTGATCGAGCCGACGCTGCCCCAATTGACCGCGTCTGGATCGAAGTTGAAATGGTCGGCGCTGAGCGCCTGAAGTCGGGCGAGCATCGCGTCGATCTCGGCCTTTTTGGCGAGGAATTCATCGAGGGCAGCGGGTCTTTCTGCGTGGCGGCGAATGGTCATCTGGTCGGTCTCCGTGGATGGTTGTGGCTGGCTGGCGCCCGCCGGGGTTTCAGCGAGCGGCGATTGCCGCGTTCAGCCATTCGACTTCGCGTTGGATGTATTCGGGGGCAGTCTCAGTCAGCCCGTATCCCACCGCAAACGCGTTGTTGAGGCTGTACCGCAGGCGTGCGGCGGAGTGCGCGACCTGCGTGTTGTTCCGGGCGGTCGCCGGTGTGGCGTTCAGGGCGGCGATGGCTTCGGCGATGGTCATGGTCTGGTCTCCTTTGTGTGTTGGCGCCACGGCGCTGTGCCGCGGCGCGATGATGGTCATTCGGCGTTGCGAGCATCGGCGCAGAAGACCGTCCAGTGAGCGTTCAGCCGATCCAGATCGGTCGCGTCCACCAGAAGGCTGTGCATCCCGCTCGGCCCTTCCATCACGAAGCGCCGTTCTTTGGGCATCGCACCGGACCCCAATCCGCGGAGGCCGCGAAGCGGTACCCATGCGACCCGAATGGATGCGCGTTGGAAGCGAATTGTGGCCCCGCGCGCCAGAAGATTGGCATGATCGGCTTCGGTCAGGGTGGCTGCGATGTTCATGGCTTGGTCTCCGTAGCTGGTGCGTCGCGGGGTGCGTCGCTTCGTGTAATCACCATCGCTCTGCGCGCGCTTATAGCGTAGGTAAATCGCAGCAATATCATTGCTTTATGAGGGAACGCCCCATGAAAACGGGAGCGTCGAAGGAGGGCTTGGGCCGGATGAGTGTGCGTTTGTCATGGGGTCATTCCTCCGTGATGCCGGAAGCCAGCCGCTTCTCTGCCGCTCTCGTGGCAAATTGGTGGTAGTCGTCTGGCGATGTTTCCGTCCATATGCCGCTCTCGATGATGACCGCACCGACCACGCCCCCTCCGTTGTGGACGTAGACGCTGCGCGGCGCTCCGTGGCGCGTGAGGCTGCCGGCGATCTTCGCCAGAACCTTTTGCATGTTCCGCAAGTCCGCTTTCGCGAGGATTTCGTGGTCATCGGCGCTATGGAATGTGTATGTGGCCGCCATGGCTTGGTCTCCTTTGTGTGTTGGCGCCGCGGCGCTGTGCCGCGGCGCGATGATGGTCAGCTGAAAGCGCGGAAAGCGCCGTCGATGCTCTCGCTGGCGGTCTCGATCAGCGCGATCCAGGCGTCGCGCAGGGTTTCCTCGATCAGCAGCTCGTTGATCTGCGTCGCGAGCGTGTCGAGGTCGTCTTGGTCGCCGCTGCGGATCGCGTCGTTGATGCGCAGGATGATGTCCGTGGTCGTCATGATGGCTTGGTCTCCGTGGCTGATGCGTCGCTGGGTGCGTCGCTTCGTGTAATCACCATCGCTCTGCGCGCGCTTATAGCGTAGGCAAATCGCAGCAATATCATTGCTTTATGAGGGAACGCCCCGTGAAAACGGGAGCGTCGAAGGAGGGCCTGGGTCGGATGGGACTGTCGCGCCGGCAATACGCCACCCACCGCGGCGTCAGCCACACAGCGGTCGGCAAGGCCATCGCGACCGGCCGGATTACGACAGAGGCCGACGGCACCATCGACCCGGCCAAGGCGGATCGGCAGTGGGACGCACAGACGGACCCGGCGAAGCAGCGCGGGCCGAACGCCCGGGCGATGGGCGCTGCCACGGCGGCGGGCACCGCACGGGCGGCGGCGACGAAGCCGGTGCCGCGCTCGGCCATCGAGGCCGTCAGCGAGACGCTGCGCGATGCCGGAGCCGAACCAGACCCTGGCGCCGTCGGCGGAGAGGTCTCGTTCCTGCGCGCACGCATGGCGAACGAGGTGCTGAAGGCCCAGACCGCCAAGGTGAAGCTCGCCAAGATGAAGGGCGAACTTGTCGATCGCGCCAAGGCGACCACCACAGTGTTCGACCTGGCGAGGCGAGAGCGGGACGCATGGCTGAACTGGCCTCCGCGTGTGGCCGCGAACATGGCCGCAGACCTCGGCGTCGACCCGCACAAGATGGAGCAGGCCCTCGACAAGTTCCTGCGCCAGCATCTGGCCGATATGGCGGAGGTGAAGATTGAACTGCGATGATTGGCGAGCAGAAGCGCGGCGGCGGGCGCGCCACACCATCCTCATCGAGCGAATGAAGATGAAGCTGGCAGCAGCGAAGGCGCGCGAGCAGCGAGACGCAGATGAGGAAGGCTGCGGAGCGGTTCTGTGCGCGATCCGAGCTGCGCGTCGCCAGATGTTGAAGGAAGCCGTGCATGGCGATCACTGACTTCGACGGCGCCGACGAAATCCGCCGCGCATGGATGGCGGGGCTCGCTCCGGATCCAGCGCTGACCGTCTCGGAGTGGGCGGATCGGCACCGAATCCTGTCCTCGCGGGCGGCATCGGAGGCCGGGCCATACCGGACGTCGCGGACGCCCTTCATGCGGGCGATCATGGACGCGCTCTCGCCATCGAGCCCGGCGCAGCGCGTGGTGTTCATGAAGGCGGCGCAGGTCGGAGCGACCGAGGCCGGCAACAACTGGATCGGGTTCGCGATGCACCGGGCTCCGGGCCCGTTCCTCGCGGTGCAGCCGACGGTCGATCTCGCGAAGCGCCTTTCACAGCAGCGGATCGACCCGCTGATCGAGGAAAGCCCGGAACTGCGGGCGCTGGTGATGCCGTCGCGCTCGCGGGACAGCGGCAACACGATCCTCGGGAAGCGATTCCCTGGTGGGCAGTTGATCCTGACCGGCGCGAACAGCGCGGTTGGCCTGCGCTCGATGCCCGCGCGCTGGGTCTTCCTGGACGAGGTGGATGCATATCCTGGCGACCTCGACGGCGAAGGCGACCCGATAGCGCTGGCAGAGGCCCGGACGATCAGCTTCGGGCACCGAAGCAAGGTGTTCCTCGCGTCGACGCCGACGATCAAGGGCTTGTCCAGGATCGAGCGCGAATACGAGATGAGCGATCAGCAGCGATACCACGTGCCATGCCCGGCTTGTGGTGGCCTGCAATGGCTGAAGTTCGAGCGCCTCCGCTGGGACAAGGGGCGGCCGGAGACGGCGCGATACATCTGCGAGCACTGCGATGCTCCCATCGCCGAGCGGCACAAGACCGCGATGATGGACGAAGCGAATGGCGCTTGCTGGATGCCAACGGCAGACCCGGAGACGATGGCGAACGCGCAGGCGGCGGGCGTGGTCGGCTTCCACATCAGCGGCCTCTATTCGCCGCTCGGGTGGCTGTCCTGGGAGGAGATCGCCCGCAGCTCGGAACAGGCGGCCGGCAACGACGCAGCCATGAAGACGCTGAAGAACACTGTGCTCGGCGAGACGTGGCAGGAGACAGGCGAAGCGCCGGACTGGCAGCGCATGTACGAGCGGCGGGAGAACTGGCAGCTTGGCCACGCGCCCGAGGGCGTGCTGGTCCTGACTGGCGGCGCTGACGTGCAGCGAGACCGCATCGAGATCGACGTCTGGGGCTGGGGCAGGAACCTCAGGTCCTGGCTGGTGGACCACATCGTCATCGAGGGAGACACCGCGCGATCGGAGGTCTGGGCAGACCTGACCGAGTTCCTGGCGACCACGTGGCCACACGAGGGCGGTGCCACCATGTCGCTGGCCAGAATGGCGATCGACACCGGAGACGGCGTGACGACCGACGCGGTCTATTCCTGGGTGCGCGCCGCAGGCCGCGGCCAGGTGATCGCGATCAAGGGCGTCGCCGGCTTCGACAGGTCGACGCCAGTGGACGGGCCGACATATGTCGAGACGACGGAGGCAGGGCGGAAGCTGCGGCGCGGGGTGCAACTCTGGAAGGTCGCTGGCGCTGTCTTCAAGGCAGAGACCTACCGCTTCCTGCGGCTGAACGCCCCGACCGAAGAGGACATCGCCGCCGGTGGCGACTGGCCTGCCGGGTATATCCACATTCCGAAGGGCACGCCGTCCGAGTGGATAAAGCAGCTGACGGCCGAGCAGCTGGTGAGCGTCAAGACGAGGCAGGGCTTCCAGAAACTCGAGTGGAAGAAAATGCGCGAGCGCAACGAGGCCCTCGACTGCCGTGTCTATGCCCGCGCATCCGCGTGGCTGATGGGGATCGACCGCTGGGACGAGCGCCGCTGGGAACAGTTGGAAGAACAGATCAATGTCGGCCGCGAGGACGCCGCGCCACCTGCGGGCGATCCGAGCCGTCGGCAACCGACCAAATCGAAACAGCGCTCGTCCCATTGGATGGGATCGCGCGGCAGGAAGTGGTTCTGACATGGCTGGATTCACACAAGCGCAACTCGACGCGATCAAGCGCGCATACGCCACCGGCGTGACCGAGGTCAGCTACGACGGCAAAACCACCAGGTACCGCTCGCTGAACGAGATGCGCCAGATCATTGCCACTATCGAGGCCGATCTCGCGGCGCAGGTCGGGAAGAAACTGCCAATCGCTGGCTTCGCCAGCTTCCGGAGGTCCTGATGGCCAAGCGCACTCCTCCTCCCCTGCGCTACGGCCTGATCGACAGAGCCGTCGCGGTGTTCGCCCCAGAGGCGGCGCTGCGGCGGCTCTACGCTCGGGACGCCATCGAGCGGAAGCGCGGATACGACTCGGCGTCGAAGGCGCGGGGAACAGAAGGCTGGCGCGTGACGGGCAACTCCGCCGACAGCGAGATCGCGGGCGCTGGGCCGATCCTGCGCGAGCGGATGCGCGACCTGGTGCGCAACAACCCGATGGCCGCCCAGGCGGTGCAGGTGCTGGTCAACAACATCGTCGGCACTGGCATCCGCCCGCGCGCCGCGACGGGTGATCCCGCGCTGAACGAGCGCGTCGACGCTCTCTGGAAGAATTGGTCGCGCAACTGCGACAGACAGGGCCACACCGACTTTCACGGGCTGCTGAACCTCGCTGTACGCCAGATGATCGAGGGCGGCGAGGTCTTCGCGATTGCCGTGCCGCAGCGGAAGAGCGCCGCAGGTGTGGTGCCGGTGCAGATCAACCTGATGGAAGCGGACCATCTGGATGCAGCGCGCATGGACAACCGGCAGGATGGCGTCCGGATCGAGCAAGGCATCGAGTACGACCGCACGGGCCGGCGCGCGGCGTACTGGCTGTTCCTGGACCACCCCGGCGGCACCGTCACGGTGTTCGGCCGCCGCTTCGAATCCGAACGGATCCCGGCCAATCGCGTCGCCCACCTCTTCGAACGCCAGCGGGTGCAGTCGCGTGGCGTCCCCTGGGGCACACCCGCGATGCGGCACATACGCGATCTGGACGATTGGCAGCGTGCCGAGCTTGTTCGCAAGAAGACCGAGGCATGCCTCGTCGGCATCGTCTTCGGAGCAGAGGAAAGCGAGCAGGGCATCGCGCCGTCGGTCGAGGACGCCGAAGGCAACCGTGTCGAGCAGTTCGAACCCGGACTCATCGCCTACGCGCGCAACGGCAAGGACATCAAGTTCAACCAGCCGTCCTCGACCGGCGGCATCGGGGAGTGGCTGCGCGGCCAGCAACACCTGATATCTGCCGGCTTCCGCGTCCCTTACGCGCTGATGACAGGCGATATGTCCCAGGCAAACTTCTCGAGCACGCGCGCCGGGCTGAACGAGTTCCGCCGCATGATCGAGCAGATCCAGTGGCAGACCGTCATTCCGATGTTCTGCGAGCCGGTCTGGCGCTGGTTCATCGAATACGCCCAGGACGCGGGCCTCCTGCCGCGCGGCGTCGAAATCATCGCCGAGTGGGGCCCGACGCGCTTCGAGAGCGTGAACCCGCTGCAGGACGCGCAGGCAGACCTGCTCGAGGTCCGCTCCGGCTTCGCGACGATACCGCAGCAGATCGCGCGGCGCGGCTACGATCCGGACGAGATTCTCAAGGAAGCCGCCGAATTCAACGTGAAGATGGACGACCTCGGGCTCGTCTACGATGCCGACCCTCGCAAGGTCACCAAGGCCGGCCTCGTGCAGACGGCCGATCCAAACGCAGCGCCATCGCGCGAGCCACCAGCGGAGTAACCACATGCCGAGAGACACCTTGGACCTGCCCCTGATCGGGCGGGAAGCGATGGTGCGCGCCGACACCATCAACGATGCCGCGCGCACCATCGATATCGTCTGGACGACCGGAGCCACCGTCCAGCGCGTTCGCTGGGAGGGATGGGACGACGCGATCGAGTACGACGAGGAGCTGCTGGTCGACGGCAACTCGATCCGGATCGACCGCCTGAACGACGGCGCGCCCTTCCTCGACAGCCACCAGACCTGGGGCGGCGTCGCCAACGTGCTCGGCTCGGTCGTTCCTGGCTCCGCCCGCGTCGAGAACGGGCAAGGCACCGCCAAGATCCGGCTCACCAGCGCCGAGGACGCTGCGCCAGCGATCCAGCGCATCCTCGAACGCACCATCAACAAGGTCTCGGTGGGCTATCGCGTCCACCGATACGAGATCACCAAGACGGAAGGCGCCCGCGAACTGTGGCGCGCCGTCGATTGGGAACCCTTCGAGATTTCGGCGGTCGCCATGCCCGCCGATCCCGGCGCGACCATCCGTTCGGAGCAATCCGGCCGCGAGAACCGCAACTCCTGCGTCGTTATCCGGCGCGATACACCTGCCGCACAGGCGGCTTCTCAACAGGAGGCAGTAATGCCCAACGATAACCCCAATGCGGCCGGTGTTGATACGACGGACGTCCGCACCGACACGGGCCAGCAGACCCGCGCCGCCCAAACCACCCAGGCGCCCGCCGCCGCGCAAGCGCCGACCATCGACGCGGACGCGATCCGCGCCGAAGAGCGGGCCCGCGTGGCCGAGATCGGAACGCTCTGCTCCAGGCATGGGCTCGATGCCGCCTTCCGCGATCAGCTGATCCGCGACGGCGTCTCGCTCGATCATGCGCGCGCCCGCGTCCTCGACCATCTGGTGGACAACGATCCGGCCAGCCGCGTTTCGGAGCCCGCGCCCGCGCAGGCCCGCAGCGGCGAGCGCGACATGCAGTACCGCGACGCGATGACCGAGGCGATGATGCACCGCCACGACCCGGGCCAGCACCAGCTGACCGCCAATGGGCGTGAGTTCCGCGGACTGTCGCTGCTCGAGATGGCGCGTCACGCCATCGAGCGCGGCGGCATCAGCACGCGCGGCATGTCGAAGATGGAGCTGGCCGGTGTCGCGTTCCAGGCGCGCGCCTCGGTCGGCTACCACTCGACCGCCGACTTCCCGGCGATCCTCGCGAACGTCGCGAACAAGACGCTGCGCGCGGCCTATGCCGGAACGCCGCGCACCTTTGCAGCGTGGGCGCGGCGCGCGACCATCACCGACTTCCGGCAGGTGCAGCGCACGCAGATGGGCGGCGCGCCCGACCTTGCGAAGGTGCTCGAATCCGGAGAGTTCCAGTATGGGACCATCGGCGAGGCCAAGGAGGTCTACGCGCTGGCAACCTATGGCCGGATCGTCTCGATCACGCGCCAGACGCTGATCAACGACGACCTGGACGCCTTCACCCGCGTCCCGGCAGCGTTCGGTGCTTCGGCTGCCGATCTGGAATCGGACATCGTCTATGCGATCCTGATGCAGAACCCGGCGATGGGAGACGGCACGACGTTGTTCCATACCGACCATGGCAACATCGGCACCGCTGCCGTGATTGGCGAGGCATCGCTCTCGGAAGCCTACCGCAAGTTCGCGCAGCAGAGCGGCATCGAGGGCCGCAGGATCAGCATCCTGCCGCAGTACATCCTCGTGCCGCCCGGTCAGCGGTCGGTGGAGGCCCGCAAGCAGGTGACCGCGACGACGCCATCGACCACCGCCGATGTGAACCCCTACGCGGGCCGCATGCAGGTGATCGAGGAGCCACGCCTCATCCCCTCGTCGGGGCAGGATCCGTGGTTCCTCGCTGCCGATCCGTCGCGCATCGACACCGTCGAATACGCCTACCTCGACGGCCAGGAGGGCGTCTTCACCGAGACCCGCATGGGCTTCGAGGTCGACGGCATGGAGATCAAGGCGCGGCACGACTTCGCTGCGAAGGCGATCGACTGGCGCGGCATGTTCAAGAACGCGGGCGCGGCTCCGGCGTGAGCCTGAACTGACGCCGGGTCCGACACCGGGCCCGGCATTCCTTCACATTCAGCCACATTGAGCGGGAGAGTCCCCATGAAAAACTTCGTATCGAGCGGCAACACGCTCGCCATCACGGCCGCTGTTGCGGCCATCACCTCCGGATCCGGCGTGCTTGCCGGCGCGATCTTCGGCGTTGCGGCCGGCGACATTGCCCTCGGCGCCGAGGGCACGATCAACCTCACCGGCGTCTACGACCTGCCGAAAGCGGCATCGCAGGCATGGACTGTCGGCGCGAAGGTCTATTGGGACGATACTGCCGGCAGGTGCACCACCGTGGCGACCGACAACACCCTGATCGGCGTCGCAGCAACCGCGGTCGGAGGAACTGCCGGAGAGACGACCGGCCGGGTCCGTCTTAATGGGACCGCAGCCTGATCATGAACGCTTTCGCCGCCGCCATCGACGTCATGTTCGAAGACCCGAACATGGCTGTCGACGCCCTTTACCGAAGCGGCGGCGAAGGCCCCGGCATGCTCGTGCGTGCGATCAGGAAGTCGCCTGACCAGACGGCCAACTTTGGAGACGGCCGGTTCGTCACCGACACTATGACCCTCGATCTGCGCGTCGCGGAGGCGCCGGGGCTCGCGAAGGGCGACACGATCGAGATTGATGGTGATGTTTTCGAATTGCGATCCGAGCCGGTTCGCGACCGCGAGCGGCTCGTCTGGTCTGCGGAGGCGCGCCCGCTGTGAGGATCGATCTTGGAATCGTCGGCAATCTCGCCGAACAGATGCGCGAGGTAACAGCCGAAGGCGAGCGCGCGGTGTCCAGCGCGATGGCTGCTGCCGGGAGCGGCCTGAAAAACGCATGGCGCGGGCAGATCGTCGGCGCTGGGCTCGGACCGCGGATGGCCAACACCGTTCGTTCGGAAGTCTATCCGAAGGCGATGGACTCGCTGAACGCCGCGACGATGGTCTGGACAAACGCTCCCGAGCCGATCAGCGCGTTTGATCAAGGCGCGCTGATCCGCTCCAGGAACGGGTTTTACTTGGCAATACCGACGCCTGCTGCAGGCCCGAAGGGCATCGGAAACAAGCGGATCACGCCGGGCGGATGGGAGCGGCGCACAGGCCTGCGGCTGCGCTTCGTCTACCGCAGAACAGGCCCGAGCCTGCTGGTGGCGGAAGGTCGGCTGAACACCAAGGGCCGCGCTGTCGCATCCCGCTCCAAGACAGGTCGAGGGGCCGCAACGGTCCCGATCTTCATCCTCGTCCCGCAGGTGAACCTGCGCAAGCGGCTCGACCTTGGTCGCGACGCAGAAGCGTGGGCGAGCCGGGTGCCGGGCCTGATCGTCGCGAAATGGAAGGAAGGCCCCTGATGGCCAGCAAGAGCGAAACCGTCCTGCAGGCGCTGTATGTCGCGCTGGCGGCGACGCTGCCACCAGGGGCCACACTGCTCCGCAACACGGTGCTTCCAGAGCGCGTGCCAGCCGGGGGCATCATGATCCTCCGAGACGGCGACCCCGGAGCGCCGGAAGCGCTCATGTCTCCACCGCTCTACGTCTACGAGCACCGGGCCCAGATCGACGTGCTGGTCGAGGCCCCCGAGGATGCGCGTGAGGCTGCTTTCGACGGCCTGAAGCTGGCGATCCACGCTGCCCTCGACCTTGACCGCACGCTGGGCGGCGCCTGCGATTACGCCATCGGAGAGGCACCAGCGCCCATCAACATCGCCATCGACGGCGCGGAAGGCTTCAAGGCCGCGACCATAGCGGTGGTCCTCACTTACGCGACCCCCGATCCCCTACTCTGAAATCACCGGAAAGGACAAAACCATGGCACGAGCACAGGGGGCGCGGGCGCAGATGGCGCTTGCGTTCGAGACGACCTATGGGACGCCGCCCGCCAGCGGCTTCACCCGCATGCCCTTCGCCAGCGCATCGCTGGGCGCGGAGCAACCGCTGCTGAATTCGGAGCTGCTCGGCTACGGCCGCGATCCACTGGCGCCGATCAAGGACGCGGTGACCTCCGACGGCGACGTCGTCGTGCCGATCGACGCCGAGGCCTTCGGGTTCTGGCTGAAGGCGGCCTTCGGCGCGCCGACGACCACGGGCGCGGCAGCGCCATACAGCCACGAGTTCCAGTCTGGCGCCTGGACGCTGCCGAGCATGTCGATCGAGACCGGCATGCCGGAGGTGCCGCGCTACGCGATGTACTCGGGCTGCGTGCTCGACCAGATCAGCTGGCAGATGCAGCGATCGGGGCTGCTGACCGCCACGGCGGCGCTGGTGGCGCAGGGCGAGACGGTCGCAACGACCACCGGCGCAGGCACCACCGCTGCGCTCGAGCTGAAGCGCTTCGGCCATTTCAATGGCTCGATCACCCGCAATGGCACGGCGCTCGGCAACGTGGTCTCGGCCGAGATCACCTATGCGAACAACCTCGACCGGATCGAGACCATCCGCTCGGACGGGCGCATCGACGGCGCGGACCCGTCCATCGCCGCGCTCACCGGCCGGATCGAGGTGCGCTTCGCCGACCAGACGCTGGTGACGCAGGCGATCAATGGCGATGCCTGCGAGCTGGAATTCGCCTACAGCCTGCCATCCGGAGAGAGCTTCACCTTCACCGTGCACGCGGTCTACCTGCCGCTCCCTCGGATCGAGATTTCCGGGCCGCAGGGCGTGCAGGCCACCTTCGACTGGCAGGCCGCGCGCGACAGCGTCGTCGGCCGGATGTGCACCGCCACCCTCGTGAATGACGTGGAGACCTATTGATGCTGACGCTAGACCTGACCAACGCGCCGCGCTGGCACGACCTCGCCCCCGGCGTGCGGGTGCAGCTGCGCCCGCTGACCACCGCGCTGATGGTGGCGACGCGCAGCGACGCGGCCGTCGAGGAGGTGCGCGAGGATGCGTCCAACGAGGAGCGGGCCGTCGCCTTCGCCAAGGCGCTGGCGCGGCGGGCGGTGCTCGCCTGGGAGGGCATCGGCGATGCGGATGGCAACGCCATCGATCCGGGCCCCGACGCCATCGACGCGCTGCTCGACATCTGGCCGATCTTCGAAGCCTTCCAGATGACCTACGTCTCGAAGGGTCTGCTGCTGGAACAGGAAAAAAACGCCTCCGCGCTCTCGCCGACTGGTCCTTCGGCGGGGGCGAGCGATACTGCCAAGCCTGTGCCGAAACCTGCGCGGACTGCCCGGCGCGGCTGAACCGCCCGCTCACGCATGAAGGCTGGCAGGTCTGGGACCTCGTCGGCCGCCTCGGCGGCCAGCTGCGCGTGCTGCCGCGCGCGGTGATCGGCTGGGACATGTCGGCCGCGCTGGCGCTCGGCGGCGCGCTCGGCGTGCCGCCGCTCGCCATGGCGGAACTGCTGCCCGTCATCGAAGCGGTGATGGTGGCCAAACTCAACGAACAGATGGATCACTCTCATGGCGGAAAAACGGGTTAGCGTCCGCCTCGCAGCGGTGGGCGGTCGGCAGGTGCGCGCCGAACTGGAAGGCGTCGGTGATGCCGGCAAGCGCGGGTTTGGCCGCCTCAGCCGCGAGATGGATGTGGCCAACGCGAGGCTCGCAGCCTTCTCGCGGCGGGNGGGGATCGCAGCAGCCGCCGCCGTGGCCGCAGCAGCCGCCGCAGGCGTGGCCATGGTGCGCTCCGGCCTGCAGACCGTCGATGCGCAGGCCAAGCTCGCGCAGTCGCTGGGCACCACGGTCGCCTCGATCCAGACGCTGGAGCGCGCGGGCGAGCTGGCGGGCGTTTCCATGTCCGGAATCGAGCAGGCCACGAAGGATCTGACGCGCCGTCTCAGCCAGGCGGCAGCAGGGACCGGTCCCGCCGCCGCCGCGCTCGACAGGCTGGGCCTCTCCGCCACCGACCTGATCGCCCTGCCGCTGGATCAGCGGGTGGGCGCCATCAACGCAGCCATCGAGGAGTTCGTGCCGGCGGCAGAGCGCGCCGCCGTGGCAGGCCAGCTGTTCGGCGAAGAAGGCTCGATCGCCATGTCGCGGATCGACACCGCGACGCTGCGCCAGGCGACGGAAGACGTCCTCGCCTTCGGCGTCGTGGTCTCCGAGCAGGACGCCGACCAGATCGAGCGGACCAACGATGCTATCTCCCGGCTCGGTCTGATCTGGCGCGGTCTCTCGAACCAGCTGGCGGTTGCTGTCGCGCCTGCGCTGGAAGCCGTCGCCGACGCGATGGCGGCGGTGGCGAGCCGCACCGGCCCGCTCGGCATCGCCATTCGCGGGCTTTTCGACAACATCGGCCGCATGACCACCTATGCCGTGACGTTCGCGACATTCCTTGCAGGGCGCTGGGTCGCGGGGCTGGTCGCTGCCGCCGTCTCGGTGCAAGGGCTCGCGACGGCGCTCGTCGTCCTGCGCGGCGCGCTGATCCGCACCGGCATCGGCGCGCTGGTCGTCGGCGCGGGCGAGCTGGTCTATCAGTTTGCCCAACTGGCCCGCAGCGTCGGCGGGATCGGCGAGGCATTCCGGATGCTGGGCAGGCTTGCCGCCGAGGTCTGGTCGCGGATCGGCCTCGCGCTCGATGCGGCGCTCGCCAGGATGGCGGCCGGATGGGAGGGGCTGACGGCCGGGGCGCTTTCGGCGCTGGAGGGCGCCATTGCCGGCGTGGTGCAGTTCGGCGACCGAACTGTGGCGATCTTCCAGGGGGCATATGACGGCGCTGTCGCGATATGGGGGCTGCTGCCAGCCGCCATCGGCGATCTGGCGTTTCAGGCGGCCAACAGCCTGATCGACGGCGTCGAGGCAATGCTGAACGGAGTGGTGTCGCGCATCAACGGATTCATCGGCGGCATCAACCAGGGACTCGAGGCCCTCGGGTCGGAGCGACGCATCCCGGTGGTGCCAGACCTCGATCTCGGCGAGATCGAGAACCGCTTTGCAGGTGCTTCCGAAGCGGCAGGCACGGCTGCAGCTGATGCCTTCTCGGCGGCGCTGGCCCGGACCTACATCGAGCCGCCAGACCTCGGGCTTGGAACGATGGCCGACGATGCCCGCGCTCGCGCCGACGCTTACCGCGAGGCGGCAGGCAAGCTCACCGATGCCGCAAACCGGCCGCTGGCATCCTGGGAGGCGCTGAAGGCCGCGGTCGCGAGCACCGCCGGCGAGGCAGAGGCAGCATTGGGCGATGCTGGCGCGGCGGCGGATGATCTGACCACGTCGCTGGACGAGGCCGGGCGTGCGGCCGGCGGCGCAGGGGCAGCCTCCGGCGCTGCGGCGGCGGCGGCCCAGCCGGCAACCGAAGCGGCCGCGACCGGCTGGCGGAAGGTCACAGATGCGCTGTCGGAGTACGCCGGCAAGGCGCGCGAGATCGGCGGCGATATAGGCCAGAGCCTCGTCGGGGCGTTCCAGTCTGCCGAGGAGGCGATCGCGACCTTCGTCAAGACCGGCAAGCTGGACTTCAACGACCTCGTCACCTCGCTGCTCGCCGATCTGGCGCGGCTGGCGGTGCGCCAATCGCTGCTCGCGCCGCTGGCCGGGATGCTGTCGAAGGCGCTGGGCGGCGCGGCGGGGGCCGGTGTCGATCTCTCCGCTAGCGTCCTTCATGCCGGCGGCATGGTCGGCGGCGCGGCTCCATCGCGAATGGTGCCGGCGCTGGCCTTCGCAGGGGCGCCGCGGATGCATGGAGGCGGCTGGGCTGGGCTGCGGCCTGACGAGGTGCCGGCGATCCTGCAGCGCGGCGAGCGGGTGCTGCCGCGGGGCGCGGCGCGGGGGACGGGAGGCGACGGCATGACCATCATCTTCAACGACCAGTCCAGCGGCGTCGACGTCGCGATGGAGGAGACGGTGGCCCCGGGCGGCGGCCGGGCGCTCTCCTTCACCATCGCCGACAAGGTGGGCGAGGCGATGACCAGGCGCGGCGGCGGCGCGAACCTGGCACTGGGCGCCATGGGCGTGCGGCTTCCGAGGGCGCGGCGATGACGCTGCCGCAGTGGCCCGCGGAGCTGCCTCGGCCGAACCGGGCCGGCTATCAGCGCCAGACCGACGATCCGCGCCTCGCCCGCAGCGCCGATGCCGGGCCGCCGAGCTATCGCCGGCGCTGGTCTGCCGTCAGCCGCTCGGTCGCGCTGGTGATCGATCTCGGCCGGTCGCAGAAGGCGGTGTTCGACGCATTCCATGACGAGGTCACCGCGATGGGCAGCCTGCCGTTCCGGATGCCGGATCCAACGACCGATGGCTGGCCGGTGCTGACCTCGGACGGCGTGCCCATCCTCGCCGGGGACGGCGCGCCGCTGCTGCTGGCCGCGCACTGGCTGTGCCTGTTCGGCGCCACGACGCCGGTGGAGACCATGCACGGGCTGCGCTTCCGGATTTCCTTCAGCGTCACGGTGCTGCCATGACCCGGCGCGTGTCGCTCAACGCAAGGCTGGCGCAGGATGCCGCG